ACTTGACTACGAATCAAGGTGTCGGGAGTTCGAATCTCTCTTGGGTCACCAACAAAACCACTTTTATTTTGTCGGGATAAACGGTCACGTTTTTAACGGCAAGCTCAAACAGGGTCTTGATAAATTCGGGACTCTGTTTTTGTTTGAGTTGTTTTTGAAAAGTATCAATGATTTTATCAATATCAAAGGTTGTAGACTGTGCGATAGCCTGTCTGTCTTCGGCTTCTTTAATTTGCGTCCTGAGCCGCAGTATTTCTTCCTTGATTTGAGCCATTTTTGCAGATGTAAATTCATCTTCCCGATCGGTCATATACAGATCGTATAATTTATCAAGCCGCTTAGAAGCGTCGCTTTCCTGCTTTTTTAGCCTTTTTACCTGTTCTGTATAGTCCGGAACTTTGACGCTCATGTTGTTTTTAGCAATAATTCTTTTCATCTGGTCGTGTGCATCCGGAGCCGTAAATAATCTGCGTATTAATTGATATACTGTTTCTTCTATACCATCACGATTGATAAATTTCTGCGGGCATTTCTCGTCTCCGACAAGACGCCCTTTCGGGCATCTGTAGTAATAATTCTTTATACCGCGGCTGTTTTTCGTCGAGTGTGCGACCATAGCAGACCCGCATTTCCCGCAATATATAAGACCCGATAAAGCATAGATAGCTTTTGCTTTTCCTGCTCCCGATCTCCGTTTATTCTGATCCAATTTAACCTGCACCTCCTCAAAAATATCCCTTGAAACAATGGCCGGAATAACATTTTCAAAATACTGTACGTTAGCGCTTGTCTGGTGTGTATTTCTTTTCCCTTTCCGGAATAGCGTTTTACCGAGATAAAGATCGCCGACGTATTTCCGATTGCGCAGAATCTCATATATAGAAGCGATGGTAAATTCTTTTCCTGCACGATTTCGATACCCTGCATTAAAAAGCCGCTTGCGTATAACGCCGTAATGGACACCGGCGGAGTACCAGTCAAAAATCATACGGACGGCGGGTGCCTCGTTCTCATTGATGATTAGCTTTTTATTAGCATCAATAGAAAAACCGTAAGGTGGACGACCACCTGTGCATTTACCTTGAATTGCGTTTTCGCGCAGGCCCTTTTTGATTTCGTTTGAAAGATTCCGCGAATAGTAAGCGGCCATGCCAACCAGCATAGACTCCATCATTTGACCTTCCGGAGATGTGCTGTCGATATCCTGACGACTGTATGCGTATTTAACACCCGCTTCTTCCAATTTGTGCTTTGTTATGTAATAGTCAAGCTCATTCCGGGCATTGCGATCTATTTTGTGAAATACTACGACATCAAATTTTCCTTTCTGCGCATCTTTTAGCATAAGTTTATACTGTTCACGGCCGATAGTCGTAGTGCCAGATTTTGCTTCATCGGCATACTTTGCAACAATAGCGTAATTGTGCTTTTTGCAGTATTCAGTACTGTCTCTGAATTGCGCAAGAATAGATTCTTCACGCTGGTTTTCGGAAGAAAAACGTGCGTATAAAGCGGCTCTAAGCATAAAAAAATCAGCTCCTTTTTAGAAATGGGCTGATTGTGATATAATTATAAAGTAATCAGCCCGGGGTGGGTTATTACATTTTCCCGCTATCGTATTGCCGTACGGTAGCGGGATTTTTATGTTATGCATTAAAATTCTTTTCATCTTCAATCATCTTCTGAATTTGTTCGATCGTAACTTCAAAAGTTATCAGATCCCCTTGCGTGTTCACGTATCTGACTTCGTACGGGCCATCTAATATTTGTTCTCGATCAAAACCGAAATAAGATGCGCAATTACTCGCCGGGAGTAAATCGGATAGTACTTGCGGAATTTGATATTTGGGGTATATACGCTTTCCGTTTTTTATTAGCGCAAAATGCTTCACATTACCGCTGCTGTTTCTCACAGTGTTATTGTCCCACGTGGTCGCTATCCAAAAGATACTCTGATTACTTAAAACATAGTTTTTAAAATCCTCGGGTATACGCAGTAATCGCATGTCTTCCGTTGATGATATGTAGAGAGTAGCAGTGTATGGTGTTACAAGAACAACTTGATTAGCCCCGCCAGAGCCTTGACGCATTTCGAGGCCGTAGTGTTTGGGCGCTTCAAGTGAGCCGTGCTTTTTTATATTTTTACCTTTCTGCCACGTTTGATCAAAAGATTCAGAAGTTAAAACCGTAAAATCTCCGTGTGCGCAGCTTACCGAAACTTGTACAAAAGATATTAAAACAGCGGTGATACACGATAAAAAGAATTTATAACTTCGCATTTGATACCTCCTATTAATGAATTTCCGATTGTCTCAGCACAGCTAAACCTAAAATTTTAACACTCTGGCAGTTAAATCGAGTGAGCTGTATTGGCGTATATTTCGGATTTTCCGACACGAGCATTATACCGTCTGCCGATTTATAAAAACGCTTTAAGCAAACTTTTTCATTATCTATTTCAACACACGCAATCCGGCCATTCGGCACTTCCTGCATAGATTTTATGAAAACAATATCGCCGTCGTTTATCCCAGCATTGATCATACTGTCGCCACGGACGGTAATGCAAAAATCTACGTCATATTTATTATCTACGTCATAGTAAGGCGTATCTTGATTGAGATCTTCAAGCGGCTGTCCTGCCGCTGCATAGCCGAGCATAGGCACTTTTTTAAATTGCGGCCGATGGGCGCCGGGCGGGATTGGCGTATCGACATCCCAGCCCATAATTACCGCGGGGCTTATTTGTAACGCCTTGGCCAGCGCAGCAATCCGATCCCGCCGCATGTTTGCGATATCGCCCGATTCCCAGCGCGATATGGTTGCGGGGGATACTCCTACTCTTTTTGCTACATCTTCAAGCGTTAACTCTAATTCCAGTCTTCGGCCTTTTAATATATCTTTTACAGTTACACTCATGCCCTCACCTCTTTTGAACAAATTCTACCATGCAATTTACGAAAAAGCAAATTATTTTGTAAAAAAGCATTGACTTTTACAAAAACGCAAGTTATACTGTTTACGTAAACGCAAAAAGAAAGAGAGGTGAGAACCGAATGCTAGATAAAAATAAGTTTAAATACTTTGCAGCAGAAAAAGGTATTCCGCTGAATATCCTAGCTACAAAAATGGGTATGAATCCCGCTACGCTTAGCAAAAAATTAAGCGGTTTTACGGAATTTACACGTAAAGAAATTCAGGACTATCAGAATCTGATCGGGATATCAGATGCCGAAATGCTATCAATTTTTTTTAGCTAACGACTTACGTAAACGCAAACAAGAGTTAAATCAAATCAATTTCTTCTCTCCGTTGAGCTGCCCGTAAATAACAGGTTGTTATTGCCATATCCATTGTGAACTGTGTTGTGCTCGACAACAATTACCACGGACGGCTCAACGGAGAGAAGAACAGAAAAAAGCGAGGTGATTAAATTTGAGAGTTTCAGACGAGCTTCCATCGGTTATTGAAGTCAGCTATCAACCGCCGGGAGAAGAAGCGGATTTCTACGAATACAAGCTGGCGAAGTGGATTATAAGTTTATCGAAAGAACAAGAGGAAGCAACATGATTGACAGATTAATAATCTATTTATGGCTTTTCCTGTCCGTCGTACTAATTATCGCCGTAGCGGAGAAAACATCATGTCTAAATCTCTAATTGCTTTCATAGCAATTGTTTTCTTAGCCGGCTACGCAGTACAGCCGCCAGAAAAGACGGTGCCGTATAAAGTCACGGTAGCGCGCGGTGAAAGTGTGTGGGACGCTTGCGCAAGAGTCGCTAGTGATAAGGACCACATGCAGGAGCTGGTCTACAACGCACTGAAAGAAAACCGCATCAACGATCCCGGCAATGTTCAGCCGGGGACAGAAATCGTTATCAGAGTAAAGGAGATGAAATAAAGATGGCTTGTAGAGGAGACGTCGATACTGAAGATTTAGAACGGATAGTCTCTATCGCACGCAGTGGAGAAAATATACTCTGTGGATATTTTAAAGATTTCGAAAGCTGCCTGTCTGTTGAACAGAAAGAAAAAGTGATAGCTGCTACGGATTTCTTTGAAATACTATCGAATCACTTAGAAACACTAACGGCAGCTGTCGAGGCTATGAATTACAGAGAGGAGATGTATGAATGCGGAGAAGACTATTAACTATTTTATTCACATTGTTAGCGCCCTTCGCGGCGCATGCGGAATGGCTCATCGCAGAGTGCAGCGCTTATACGCCTTACGATTGCGGGACTATTACCGCAACGGGCGAAACAGTCCACGTCGGCGGGGTAGCTTGTAACTTCCTGCCGTTCGGTACGGTGGTTGTTATCGACGGCACGGAATACGTAGTCAATGACCGCTGCGGCATAGATGACTGCATAGATATTTTCCTGGAGAGCTACGAAGAAGCGATTCAGTTCGGAAGACAGAATAAGGAGGTTTATGTAAAGAGATGAATTATAAAAAGATCTATTCACAAGCGCTTAAAACTATTTTAGGCGGAAGAAAAGGGGTAGTTCTCAGGCAGTTTACAAAATCTGCAGACGGTAAGGACCTGCTCACATTTGATAATTACGGCTTGTTTTTCATACCGAAAGAGCTAAATATCTTCGCGGAACATGTCGGAACATCATTACCCGCACACGCTGTGTGCAAGTTCATTCCGAAAAAAGATACAGTACTCACAAATTTGCGGCCGACAAGCACTGTTATCGGAAAAAGGCCGTGCGGGCGTGTGTTAGAAAAACCAGACGGCAGTGAATATCCGTATCTTCTCGATGACAGCTATTTCGGATATTTCGACCATGACGCAGAGATTAAAGTAGATCTGACTGCAAAAACGTCGGTATTCTATATTTTCGAAAATGACAAGTTGGTATGCGTTGTCGCACCGATACGCAGAAAGAAATGAAAGGCGGTGAGTTGAATTGATTGTCGGTACAAGTAAAAAGCCGTCCGGCTGCTGGAACAGTCGAACGGCAAAAACAAACACTTACTAATTTATTATAGCACAAATGAAGGAGACAGAAAAATGATTAGAATCGAAATTGATGTAAATGATGTAGCCGAATTAAAAGCGCAGCTGAGAGGACTCTTAAACGAACCGGTTAAAAGCACGGTAACAGTTACACCGGAAAACGTTACGCTTACCGCACCACAGGTCAAAGAAGCCAAAGCGCCGAAGGCAAAGAAAGCAGAGCCCGTAAAAGAAGAACCGCCGAAAGCGGCAGCCGCAAATGAGCTGACGGAAGACCAGAAGACCGAACTGCGTACACTCTGCGCTGAGTATACGCATAAGGTTTCTGACGGCAAAGAACGGATTAAACAGTTCTTGAAAGATAAAGGACTCGCTAAAGTGACCGAACTCAAGCCTGCCGATCTGTCAGAATTTAAAGCGATGGTACAGATCTAATGGCGCATGCAATATTAAGCGCATCGGCCAGTTCCCGATGGCTGCATTGCACGCCGTCGGCAAGGCTGGAACGGAAGTTTCCGGACGCGTCAAGCCCTTATGCGCTGGAAGGCTCACGCGCACACGAGAGAGCAGAGTACTTCTTGAATCGTTTTTTAAAAACCGGAGATTCTAACGTACTTATACGCGAAGATGTCGAGATGAACGATGCTGTACAGATCTACGTCAACATCTGCGTTGAGAAAATCAACGAAGCGAGAACTGCTTCTCCGGATGCGCAGATCAAAGTTGAACAGCGGCTGGACTTCTCGCGCTGGGTACCGGAAGGTTTCGGCACGGGCGACATGGTAATGGTTTCAGATAAATACTTTGAAGTCGTTGATCTCAAGTACGGAAAAGGCGTTCCGGTTTCCGCCGTCAATAACAGCCAGATGCGGCTGTACGCACTCGGGATGTACGAAGCGTTCGGCTATCTGTACGGAGCCGATGAAGTCAGAATGACGATTGTGCAGCCACGGCTTGACAGTGTTTCGACTGAAACCATTACAGTGAAAGACCTGCTTGCGTGGGGCGAAGAAGTAAAAAAGAAGGCAAAAATTGCTTTTGCCGGTAAAGGTGATTTTTGCGCAGGCAATCACTGCCGATTTTGCAAGGCTCGGAATACCTGCCGAGCCCACGCGGAATATGAGCTAAAAAATGTCAAAGAAGATCTGCAGACGGCAGAGCTGGAAGACTTTGAGATTTCCGACATCCTGCTTCGTGCCAAGGGCATCAAAACTTGGCTGGACGGTCTGGAAGCCTACGCGCTGGGAAAAGCGCTTGACGGCTACGACTGGCCAGGAATGAAACTCGTCGAAGGCCGCAGCAACCGGAAGATTACTGATGACATTATCGCAGCGAACAATCTTATGAACGCCGGTTTTAACGCCGAAGAAATCTACAAACCGCAAACACTACGGTCAATCACCGACTTAGAAAAGCTCTGCGGAAAAAAGATGTTCGGCGAGTTGATGTCCGGAGTGATTGAAAAACCACCGGGCAAGCCGACGCTGGTCTCTGCAGATGACAAACGGCAGGCGTTAGAACTGCAAAATATAAAAAACGATTTTGACGAAAATCTTTTATAACAAAGGAGAAAACACAATGAAAAGCATTAAATTTGTAACCGGATTAGTCAGACTGTCTTACGCGAATATCTGGACGCCGAAAGAAGATTTAAGCGGTCGCATGCGTTATTCGGCAAGTCTGCTTATCAAGAAAAGCGACACGAAGACAATCTCACGTCTGAAAGCGAAAATCAAAGAACTGGTCAATGACGAAGAGGCTAAGAAAATTCTTGGCACGCGTGGTAAGGATATCGACCTGCCGCTTCGTGACGGAGACACAGAACGCGAAGGCGACGCTAACTATGCAGGGCATTATTTCTTAAACGCGAAAGCGACGGAAGATTATCCGCCGAAGATCCTCGGCCCGGACGGTGAAGAAACTTTCGATAAGTCCGAAGTGTACAGCGGGTGCTACTGTCAGGCTGTTCTGTACCTGTTTGCATACAATCAAGGCGGCCACCGCGGCGTAGGTGTCAGCTTAAGCGGTCTGAAGAAAATCAAAGACGGTACACCGCTGTCCGGCGGCAGTGTTTCCGCAGGAGACTTCGACGATGATCTCTTAGGCGCTGACGCCAAAGATGACGATAATGATGATATTTTTTAAGGAGTAGGAATTATGGCTACACTGGCAATTGACTTAGAGACGTACAGTGACAATGACATCAAGTACGGAGTCTATAAATATGTAGACTCACCGAACTTCGAAATCTTGTTGCTCGGATACAGTTTCGATGACGCGCCGGTGCAGGTGATAGATCTTACCAAAGAGGAGATGCCTGTGCAGCTTGCACAGGCTCTTTTCGATAGCAGCATCACAAAGACGGCGTTTAACGCGAACTTTGAAATTACCTGCTTTAAAAAGATATATCCGAAGATGCCAGCCGAACAATGGGAGTGTACAAGTGTACTGGCGCTGTACAATTCACTGCCGACGAAACTTGCTGACGTAGCTGCCGTACTGCGCCTCGGCGCGGATAAACAGAAAGACACGCGAGGCAAGGCGTTAATCAACTACTTTTCTAAGCCTTGTAAGCCGACCAAGCCAAACGGCGGCCGGACGCGTAATCTGCCGGAACATAATCCGGAAGCGTGGGCGCAATACATCGAGTATAACAGACAGGACGTTGTTGTTGAAAAAGCCATACGGCAAAAATTACTATCTTTGAAACCGCCGGAGCTTGAACACCGATACTGGCTTATGGATCAGGAGATTAACAGCCGCGGTGCCCGAGTCAACACAAAACTTGTCGAAAACGCTATCCGCATAAACAAAGAACACAAAACAAAACTGCTGGCAAAAGCAAAGAAGCTTACCGGACTCGAGAATCCGAACAGTCCGCTGCAGCTTACAGCGTGGATAGAAAACCGGCTTGGTGAGACCGTCGAATCAATAGACAAAAAAGCGATTGCGGAACTCTTGAAAAAAGACATTCCGGATGATGTGCGCGTTATGCTTCGGCTGCGGCAGCTGCTTGGCAAAACATCAATCAAGAAGTACGAAGCAATGCAGAAAGCGATGACATCAGACGGCCGGGTGCATGGCATGTTCCAGTTCTACGGCGCGATGCGCACCGGACGTTGGGCTGGACGTATCGTGCAGCTGCACAATCTGCCGCGGAACAGCATGAACGCAGAAGAGCTTGATACCGCCCGGGCTTTTGTCAAAAACGGCGATCTTGAGATGCTGGAACTCTGTTATGACAATGTACCGGATACTCTATCGCAGCTTGTCCGGACGGCAATTACCGCAAAGCCCGGCTGCCGATTCATCGTTGACGACTTCTCGGCCATCGAGGCGCGTGTCATCGCGTGGCTTGCCGGGGAAAAGTGGCGGCAGAATGTCTTCGCTAACGGCGGCGACATCTACTGCGCTTCCGCCTCGGCGATGTTCGGCGTTCCTGTCGTCAAGCACGGCGAGAACGGGCACCTGCGGCAGAAAGGAAAGATTGCCGAACTGGCGCTTGGTTACGGCGGCTCCGTCGGCGCGTTAAAGCAGATGGGCGCTGATAAGATGGGGCTTTCAGACGATGAGCTGCAGGACATCGTGACGAAATGGCGCGCTGCGTCACCTGCAATTACTAAATTCTGGTGGGATGTAGACAACGCTGCTAAAAAAGCAATCAAGACCGGCAGCACGGTCAAAATCAAGCAAGGACATCTTGCTTTCTGCCGAAAGCAGGGCGCGCTGTTTATAGAGCTCCCGTCCGGCAGGCATCTTGTGTATATCAAGCCGGAAATCGGAGAGAACCGTTTCGGCGGGGAATCTATCTTATACCGCGGCATCGAACAGGGCAGCCGAAAATGGGGCAAGTTAGAAACCTACGGCGGCAAGCTTGTTGAAAACATCGTGCAGGCTGTTGCCCGCGACTGCTTAGCTGCAGCTATGCTGCGGCTCACGGAAGCCGGATACAAAATCATCATGCACATACACGACGAAGTCGTGATGGAAGTGCCGGACGGCGCAGGAAACCTCGCCGAAGTTACAGAAATTATGTCGAAAAACGAGCCGTGGGAAGCCGGTCTGATCAAAACGGCAGATGGCTTTGAAGGTCAGTATTACATGAAAGACTGAGGTACTAAAAATGAACAAAATACAAATGGAACAACAGATCAAAATCGCAAAGGAAGGAATTGAAGTACTTGATAAATGGGCGGAAATGCTTGACGCTGAAGCATTAGAAGAAAAGCGTGAACAGATAGAAAAAGCAAGAGATTACTGCAAAGAATGCTTAGACGCGTCACAAACCCTTATTGAAGCTATTGAAGCAACAGAACCGAAGAAAGAAGAAATAAAGAAAGATGAACCGAAGAAAGAAGAAAAACCGAAGCGTAGACGAGCTCCGGCTAAGAAGAAAGAAGAACCTATTGTCGAACCTTGCCCGCCGGCTGCTGCGGCAGATGATTTAGATGACTTATTCTGAGGCGGATTATGAGAATTATCAGTCAATACCGGAATAATCGGTTATTCGAAGTCGTGCGCGCGTTTTACAACAACGGGGAGTTAATCCCAGGTGCGCAGTATTGTGATCAAGAATGCCTGCAGGTACACACTGCCTGCGGGCACGCCTTTCACTGCCGCTGGCGCTTTCAGTGCAGCATGCGCGGCCTCAGCGACGAGGGATATGCATATACGTGCCCGAAATGCGGAAAGCATTTATGGAAAGGCACATATGACACTCCGTGGCTTGACTTGTCCGAATCCGGGCGTAAACGCATACTCGTGCCGTACCGTATCGAGCTGGAAGCGAAAGAATACAAAAATTATCTGGACATCTGCGCGGAAACATTGAATGTAGATATTGAGTCGCCGATTGACGTGTCCGTGCATACTGTCAAAAAACACACTCTGCGCTTTGATTTCAAAAGCCGGGAAGCGGTTTACATAGAACACGGCGCCCGCGGGCGCGCGGTACTTACGCGGACTTTATGGCCATTGAACAGGATAGCAAGCGATAAAACGAGGTTTTGCATAAAAGATACTGTTTTTCGCTACCTGAACGCGGAAAGTAATATTCATCACACAGAAAGAAACCTGATAAACAGCTTTTTCAAAGATGTTGTCAGATGTTTTAATCAAAAGCTGTCTGATGTTGCCGGATATACTGTTAAATCCGCGTATACGCCGACCAGCTTGCAGGACGGTCACAGCGTTTTTGACTACTGCTTTTCAAATCTCGCTTGGCGCCTGCACTATCCTGACGCAAGAAACCTGACAACGGAAGAAATCAGGATGTGTCCATATGCAGATGACCCGGTAATGCGCTTGTTTGACGAACGAAAGCCATATCTGCAGACTGCGCGTGAAATTTACCGTTTCCCGGACATGCCTGGGCTGAATGCCAGACTGGTTAAATGCCCAATTAATTTTTTAAACGTGATCCGGACGGCGTGGCCGATTTTACACGAGATAGACAACAAATACAAACTCTTAGATACACTTCTGCAGAAACGGTATGATATCGGTTTCTACCACAGCTTAGACAGTTATCTCCGAGCCCTACGAATAATCAGGCATACCCGGGGCGAAGCGGCTGCGGTTAGGCTTGTGGAGCGCGAGAACGATTGTAGCGTACGAGACTGCGGGCATATGTGGGATCTCCTGACTCCGCGGAACAAGCGCATTTTTATCAAAGCGAAAATCCGCGGCCGTGATATTCACGACTATCTTACGCGCTTAGCAGACAAGCAGCAACACGAGAACGTTCGTATCAAGTACAAATCTCTGCGGGATTTCCCGCTGACCGGCAAAGTTGATGATTTAATCTTCAGCCTGCCGCCGGATACAGAACAATTAGCAAATTTAGGCCGCGCTATGCACAACTGCGTCGGCACCTACCGCGACCGTGTTTTATCGGATAAAGTACGCATTATTGCAGCTTTCAAAAACCGAAAGCCCGTTATCTGCATTGAAATCAGAAATGGCGCGGTGGCACAGGCAAAACTGGTCAATAACCAGCCTGTCCGGGAGGACGCGGAACTTAATCGCGCGCTGTTGGCGTGGGCGAAGTCGAGGAAATTAACAATAGAAACAAATGATGTTCAGACAGAAAGAGAGGTGACCGGCGTTGCAGCTGCAGTATGATATTGAGTTTACGATAGCGACGGCGCCGCAGCGCTTCGCTAAAAAATGGAAACACACGAAAACGACCTGGGCGCACCTGCTTGAAAAGCTGTCTAAGCCGACCGTAACCGGTGAAACCATTGCAGAGTACAAAGCGATGAAGAAGTCCGACAGAGACAACCGCAAGGACATCGGAGGCTTTGTCTGCGGATATCTCAAGAACGGCCAGCGGCTCAAGCAGAACGTCGAATACAGGCAGGTTGTTTGTCTGGACGCCGACAGTCCTGATGACGACTTTCTGACCGACTTAGATATCGGCATGGGCAATGCTGCGTGGGGGCTGTACACGACGCACAGCCACACCGCTGCTGCTCCGCGCTACCGCGTGCTTATCCCGCTTGACAGACCCGTAACGGCGGATGAGTACAAAGCTATTGCAAGGCTTTTAGCAAAAGACATCAGCATTGAAGCGATGGACTCTACGACATATGAGCCAGAACGTCTCATGTACTGGCCGAGTACACCGCAGGACGGAGAGTTCATCTTCAGATACAACGACGCACCGATTCTTAATGCCGATGACACGCTGGGCAGGTACGAAGATTGGCATGACACGTCGCTGTGGCCGACTTCAAAAAAAGAAGCAAGTATCACGCTGTCAACGGCAAAAAAGCAAGGTGACCCGCTGACCAAGCCGGGGCTTATCGGCGCGTTCTGCCGGGCGCATACGATCGAAGACGCTATAGAGACGTTCCTGTCCGATGAGTACACCGCCTGTGCAGTAGAAGGGCGGTACACGTACACGAAAGGCAGCACAAGCGCGGGGCTTGTCGTGTACGATGACAAGTTCGCCTATTCGCACCATTCGACCGATCCTGCCGGCGGCAAGCTTTGTAATGCTTTTGATCTTGTCCGGCTTCACAAGTTCGGAGTGCTTGACGCGGATGCATCGGAAAATACCCCGCCGAACAAGCTGCCGTCTTATGTCGCAATGGTGAAGCTGGCGGGAGAAGACGAGGCAACAAGACGCATAATAAGCACAGAACAAGCGGAAGATATCAAGAAGAGTTTCAAAGAGTCCGGGTTTAACGCTGATGATGCCGACATGGACTGGATGAGTGAGCTGACAAGAGGCTCCGGGAAGAACGCGCCGATACTTCCGGTGGCGGGGAATTTTATTGCTATTCTCGAGAACGATCCGCAGCTCAAAAAATGCGTGGGCTTTGACCTTTTTAGCCACCGGGCAATGATCCGCAAGCGTTTACCGTGGCGTAAAGAAGATAACAACGGGGAACCATGGCAAGACAAAGATGACGCAGGTCTGCGCAACTATCTGTCCGAAATCTACGACTTATCTGCGCGACAAGTTGTTGATGATGCTCTTACACAGGTCATCCACGATAACGCGTATCATCCGGTACGAGAGTATCTAAAAGCACTGAAGTGGGACGGCGTCAAACGTGCAGAAACTCTGTTTATTGACTTCTTAGGCGCCAAAAATTCGCAATACGTGAAAGATGTTACGCTGACATGGCTTAAGGCCGCCGTGGCCCGTGTAATGCATCCCGGGATCAAGTATGACTGCTGCGTAGTGCTTAGCGGACCGCAAGGTATCGGCAAAGGTACTCTTTTAAACGCGCTGGGCAGACAGTGGTACAACAGCAGTATTACTGATATTCAAACGAAGGATGCTATGGAGCAGCTCCGCGGCAGCTGGATCGTCGAGCTCGATGAAATGAAAGCGGTAACTAAAGCAGAGAACGATAGCATTAAGGCCTTCTTGAGCAGACGTATAGATCGGTTTAGACCTGCATATGGCCGGCGCATGGAAGATTTTCCGAGGCAGTGTGTTTTTGCTGCAACAACGAACGATCGCGTTTTTCTCAAGGATCGGACCGGCGGACGTCGTTTTCTCCCTGTGTTTTGTACCGGCAGAAGCAGAAGGATTTTGAAAAAGCTGACAAATGAGTTTATTGACCAAATATGGGCAGAAGTTTTTCAAACGTATCAAAAAGATAATGATCTTGAAATCTCCGAAGCATCTACAGAAGTAGCGCGTACACTGCAAGAGCTATCTACAGAAGGAAGTGAGAAAAAAGGACTGGTGCTTGAGTATTTGGACACACTTCTACCGCGGAATTGGCAAGCTTTGGATATCTACGACAGGCGAGATTATCTCGACAATTACGATTCGGACAACCCGCCGGAAAACGCGGTAAAGCGTGATCGAGTTTGTGCATTGGAGATCTGGTGCGAGGTGTTTAAAGGTAACCGTGTAAACTTTAGAAACTCAGAGGCGCGCGAAATCAATGCTATCATGCAGCAAATCGATGGTTGGAAGTTCGTAAGTACTGTAAGATTTGGGAATTTATACGGGAGGCAAAGAGCATATATTCGCGTCGGCAAAGATGAGAAAAATATCGAAAAAGTGTCTAACGGTGTCAACGAAATTTTTCAGTAGGTGTCAACTAAATAAAAAGTTGGTTGACAACTTTGTTGACAGCGGTATACCCGATAAATACTGATAAAAATATACGTTGTCAACAAGTCAACAAAATATTAATGGTAGTAGTATGAATTAGGTATATTAGAGGGTATATATAGGTATTATATTCTCTATTCTGTATGCGTATACGCGCGGGAGAAAATCTGTTGACTTGTTGACAGAGGAGATGAGAGTGAAAATGAAAGAATATGCAGTAGAAAAACATCTGATATCCGTGACGCGGGCTTGCGGCGGAATGTGCATCAAGTTCACGAGTCCGGGGATGTCTGGAGTGCCGGACAGAATTGTCGTTCTCCCCGGCGGGAAAATCGGATTTGCAGAGTTGAAAGCACCTGGGAAGAAGCCGAGACGGCTGCAGCGAAATGTTCTCCGCAGGTTGTACAGGCTGGGCTGTAGCGTGTGCGTGATTGATAATCCGGAATCTGCAGAAAATTTTATCCGGAGGCTGGCACGATGAAGTATATACCACACAAGTATCAAGAAGCTGTGGTTGAACATATCTTGAAAAATCAAGGTACGGGCGTTTATCTCGGAATGGGCCTCGGGAAGACGTCTACGACTCTATCAGCCATCTTTCAAGCAATGTTTGATGAGCTGTCAATAAGCAAAGTTCTGATTGTAGCGCCGAAGAAAGTAGCCGAAGCCACATGGCAGGACGAAGCGGCGAAGTGGGATTGTTTTAAGAGTCTTACGTTTTCTGCAATTCTGGGAACACAGGCACAGAGAATACAAGCACTGGCAAGAAAAGCAGATGTCTACATCATCAACCGCGAGAATGTCGTTTGGCTGCTTGAACACATGAAATATAAACCCGATTTCGACATGCTTGTTATTGACGAGAGTACAAGTTTTAAGGACGCAAGCACAAAACGATGGAAAGCGTTACGAAAAATCAGGACGTGCTTCAAAAAGATCGTTTTGCTGACAGGCACACCGAGACCTAATGGGTTGATGGATCTGTGGGCGCAGCTGTACCTGCTTGACGGCGGTAAACGGCTGGGAAGAACGTTGACAGAATACCGGAACAATTATTTTGTACCGGATAAGCAGAATGGCTCGGTGGTTTACAGTTACAGGATACGAAGTTCCAACGCTGAAAAAGAAATCTATGACAAGATATCAGACATCTGTATCAGTTTGAAAGCTGAAGACTATCGTCTGATGCCGGATAAACTCCCGCCGGTTACGGTTCCCGTGGTACTTGATGAAAAATCACAGAAAGCATACCGGGAACTTGAGCGTGAGTACGTCACAGAGCTGCAAGGCGAAGAGATAACGGCCTTATCGGCAGCAGCGGTCAGTAATAAATTGCTGCAGCTAGCAAACGGAGCTGTGTATGACGGCGATAAAAAAGTTATACCGGTTCATGACGCGAAAATCACAGCGCTAAAAGAAATCATAGAAGCAAATGACGGAAATCCAATTTTAGTCTTTTACAATTTCAAACATGACAAAGATCGGATTAAAAAAGCCTTTCCGGATGCGCGAGAATTGCAAAATTCGGCCGACATAAGGGCTTGGAACAAAGGAAAGGTAAAACTACTCATAGCACACCCGGCAAGTGCTGGATACGGACTTAATTTGCAAGCAGGCGGACACATCATTGTGTGGTTTGGGCTGACGTGGAGCTTAGAACAGTATCAGCAGGCAAACGCAAGACTGGAAAGGCAAGGGCAAAAAGAGCCGGTTATCATACATCACTTAGTCGCGAAAGGCACGGTAGATGAATTGGTTATGCAGGCGCTGAAACGAAAAGAAAATGGGCAGGAAGCCATGATGAACGCAGTTAAATTATTAGTCGAAAGGGATGGTGGAAAATGAGATTAAGGAAACTGTTAGAAGCAATTGAATGCGAGACACCGGTAGGCGTCATCAAAAAGAAGGCGGGGTTGCCGGATATATCTTACAGAGCACTGTTCGATGGCAAGAGTGATGATGTTCCGTATTGGCTTGCAGATTTTGATGTTTTAAGGATAAAATGTGGCGGATCGCGCTTAGTAGTTGAAGTTTATGAGGAACGGAAAAATGATTGATATGGTGAACAGGCCGGCACACTACAATAAAGGCCGTGTAGAATGCATTGACGCAATCGAGGTAGCGACAAGCGATTTAAGCGGTATCGAAGCCGTGTGTACGGCGAATGCAATTAAGTATCTGTGGCGGTGGAAACAAAAGAACGGAACAGAAGACTTGAAAAAAGCCAGATGGTACATTGAGCATCTGTTAGAAAGGACTGACGAGAAATGACGGTTAAAGAGTTTTTACGGTCAGTCAGAGAACAGGATAGTCTTCTACGTGCATACGAGCAGGAATTAGAAGATTTAAGACGCAGAGCGTATAACATCTCAAGTCCGAAGCTTGGAGACAAGATACAGTCGAATCACTTAGCTACGCTTGATGAAATTGTGGATAAGCTGGATTCACAGATCGAGAAGGTAAATGCGGCGTGGGATGAGCTGATTGACAAGAGAGATATGGCTAAGGTATTGATTGATAGCGTGGATGACGAGAGCGGTCGCTGCGTACTGTATCGGTATTACATATTGATTCAGACATGGGAGCAGATAGCGGTAGAGATGAATTACACGATAAGGTGGGTCTATAAACTACACGGAAAGGCATTGCAAGATTTAGAAAAAGAGTTCACTAAAATTCATTATAGTTCACTATGAAGTGTGATATTATGATACTGTGAAAATATCGCGAGATACTTTCCTCCTCAATTTTAGAAAAGCACATACCATTCCCCGGTGTGTGCTTTTCGTTTGTCCGAGGGAAAGGAGGTGGTGGTGTGACACCGAGGCAGGAGAAATTTTGTGTCGAATATTTAATAGACTTAAATGCAACGCAAGCGGCTATACGAGCCGGATATAGTGATAAAACAGCATATTCAATGGGACAACGGCTGTTGAAAAATGTTGAAATTCAAAGCCGTATTAAGAAAATGCGTGATGATTACTATGATAAAACGATTATGTCAGCTAAAGAAGTCGAGTATCTGTTATCAAAAGCAGGAAGAGGCGAACTCAAAGAAGAGGTTGTCGTCGTTGAAGGTGTCGGTGATGGTTTCAGTGAATCAAAAATCATCAAAAAGCGTTTATCGGCTAAAGATCGTATAAAAGCACTTGAATTAATGGGTAAACGCCACCACCTCTTTGAAGATCAAGATAGTAAACTCGGGGCGGAAGACGGAGTACAAATTATCGATGATACGGATTAAACTTAGCGATAAAATGGCGCCGTCGTTCTTCTCTGTACACAAAGACGTCAAGCAGCATAATCACACGCATTACGTGCTGGCTGGCGGCCGTGGAAGTACAAAGTCTTCTTACGTATCGCTTGAAATTCCGCTGTTGCTTATGCGGAACCCCGAATGCCACGCTGTTATTCTGCGTAAAGTGGCAAACACGCTTAGAAACTCTGTTTATACGCAAATGGAATGGGCACTTGACGCACTGCGCATATCGGATAAATGGAAAATGACGGTTAGTCCGATGGAAATGGTGAGAAAAGCAACGGGGCAGAAGATTTTGTTCTTCGGTGTCGATGATAAAGCGAAAATCAAGTCTATCAAGCTGCCGTTCGGTTATGTCGGGGTTGTTTGGTATGAAGAACTTGATCAGTTCGCAGGAATGGAAGAAATTCGCAATTTGAATCAGTCGCTTATGCGCGGCGGATCTAAATTCTGGTGCTTCTCATCGTACAATCCACCGAAATCAGCGAATAACTGGGTAAACGAAGAAATGTTGCTTGATGAACAGGATAGACTTGTTCACCGTTCAGATTACTTAAGTGTCAATCCGGATTGGCTGGGGCAGCAATTTATTTATGAGGCCGACAAGCTCAAAGCAAAAAATGAAACTGCATACAGACATGAATACTTAGGGGAGATCACAGGTACCGGCGGAGCTGTTTTTGAAAATGTCATAGAGAAGCGGATTACCGACGAAGAAATACAGCAGTTTGACCGCAGGCGCTACGGCTTAGATTTTGGCTTCGCAGTGGATCCGCTGGCGTTTATCTGCATGCACTACGACGTAAAACGAGAAATATTATATATTTTCGATGAAATTTATCAGCCGAAGCTGACAAACAGGCAGGCGGCGATAAAAATAAAAAAGAAAATTACAGAAACGGCATTAATCCGTCCGGATAGCGCGGAGCCGAAGTCGATTAAAGAGTTAAATGAATTGGGGTTAAGAGCTATAGCAGCTAAAAAAGGTCCTGACAGTGTCGAGTTTGGCATCCGCTGGCTGCAGGGGCTATCTGCTATTGTCATAGATAAAAAGCGCTGTCCGAATGCGTATAAAGAATTTGTGACGTACGAATACGAAACAACGCGCGATGGACAATACATCAGCGCATATCCGGACAAAAACAATCATGCAATAGACGCCGTCCGATACGGCTGCGAAGATTTAATGCCTGCACGGTTCAAAGTTAAAGCTGTGCGGAGCAATTTGTATTGAGGTGACACATGGATAAATACAGTCTTTTGACAGATGCGTATTTCGGTACCGGGCTCTTTGAGAATGGAGCCGGACTTAGGCAGCATCCGCGGGAAGACCCGGTAAACTATAAAGACCGACAGGGGCTCGCTTACTACTTGAATTATACCGGGCCGATTGTCAATGCTGCGGTAGATCCGATTTTCAAGAACGATATCAAGCGCGATTATAACGGCTCAACGCTGTTTCAGACATTTCTTGACGACTGTGACCGAACAGGTACGGATTATCAAGATTTTTGTAAATCGGCGGCGTTGCAAGCAAAATTATACGGCGTAGTATATATCGTTGTTGATAACAGCGACGAGCTGGCAGAACGACGAAGCGACGCTGTCGCAGGACGCAAGCTGCCGTTTTTAAAGATTATTACACCCGCGCAGATTAAAAATTGGGCAATTGACCGATACGGCCGTTTAACGATGTTTCAGTATACCGAAACATCGCAGATTGGGGCAAACGCGAAAAGTACGGAAACGTATACTTGGACACAGGACTCGTGGGCAATCGGGAATGGCGACGGCAAAATGACAGGAAGCCACAATATCGGTTGTGTTCCGGTTGTGCAGTGGCTCGCGAGAAATACAGACAGGAAAATCATTAAGCCGCCGTCGGAATATTTATCGGTGGCGCAGGCAAATTATTTTCTTTATCAGCTTTGCAGCTGGCACACGCAACTCTTGAGAGATCAGGCTTTTGGCATTCTGACAATGCCAGATGACGGCAGCGGAGAAGTAACGGTTGGCACGAATAACGCGCTTATCTATCCGGCTGACGCTTCTCACACTCCCGACTTCATTGCGCCGCCTGCTGCTCCTGCGGAAATGCTGACTGAACAGATGGACAGGATAATCAAAGAAATGTTCCGCATGTCTGGGCTTGATTCCGTTATTGGCGTGCAGAGTGACAAGAGTAAGTCCGGCGTGGCTAAGCAGTGGGATTTTGAGAAAACAAATAAGCGGCTGGCGGATTTTGCTGTACGCTGCGAGGATGCCGACGAGGCCATTGTTCGATTATTTGAAAAATGGTCAGGTGAGACGGTCGATTACAACTGCGAATACCCGCGTGACTTCAAGATTAACGATGTTGTTGATTCTCTGTCTAATGCTGCCGCAGCACTTGAGCTGGGATTTGACAGTCCGACGTATAAGCTGGAAATCTTGAAAAAGGTACTGGAAGCGTACATGCCAAATCTTCCGCCGGAAACCTACGACAAAATGATTGAAGAGGTCGCAGCCGCTATCGAAGAGAGCAAGCAGAACAGCGCATTTGAAGATGGTGATGTAGATGATCCTGACGGAAACGGACAAGACGATTAAAGCTTTCGAAGAAGAAATAAAGCGACTGCTAAAAGCAGGGAAAACGCCGAAAAAAGCTGTTGATGAAGCTTACAAGCTGTATCCCGTCATGAAAATTATGCAAGGTGAGATAGAACCGCAGCTAATTGGTGAAATGAAAAGAGGCGGTGCGGTCGGAGTTGCTAAACCGTTATTAAAAAAAGCGTCTGCGGCGGTATGGGCGGCTGACGGACTGACATTGTCTAAGAGAACAACGCAGGGCGCAAAAGAAGTTACAAAGCAAGCGGCCGCAGTTATTGCCGAAGCGGTGAAGAAAGGACGGGCTGTACAAAAGGCGGCGCTGGCACTTTTCGATGGGTACGGCTACGGACACACATTGCCCGAGCAGGATATTCCTGATTTTTTAAAGCAGCTTACGAAAATTGCAAAAGCAAAAGAATACGGTGGCGCAGAGTTTCATAAAACGATGCGGGCGGTGGAACGAAACCTGAAGAAGCTGAATGTGCAAGGGCTGAAAGCCGCGTACACGCAAGTGAAGAATGCCGTACTGTCAGGAAATGAAAAACGCATTGAAAAAGCGGTTTATACAGCGACACAGGAGCGCACGCGGTACTTTGCACGACGTATCGCACGTACCGAGATGGCAAGAGCGTATAACGATGGTTTTATGGCAAAATGGGCAAGTGATGAAGACTGTATAGCGTTCAAATGGAAGATGTCCACGGCGCATCCGTTTTGCGACATCTGTGACATGTACGCCGAAGCCGATTTATACGGCATGGGGCCCGGGATATTTCCGAAAGACAAAGTACCGACGCTTCCCGTTCATCCGAACTGCATGTGTCACCTGCGGCCAGTGATGGTGGGATCCAAACTACTGAAAAGCGAAACACCGCACGCAAGAATAGAAAAAGGCGGTAGAGAATGGCTTGATAAGCAGACGTTACCGAACCGTCAAAGAATACTCGGCGTGTACGGCGAGAAAGACGTTAAAGCAGGGCGGAGCTGGACAGAAAAAGCACGCGGATACAGCGGCGAAAAGATGAAAAGCAGGATAATAGATGGTACAATAAAAGAAAAAGACCTCGAAAAAGAACTGCAAAGCTTGGGCGTTAATGTCGATCTATCAGCTCTGAAAGAACCGATAAGAGAGGCTAATATGGCGGAAGTGTTTCAAGTCGTTAACGACAACCCGAAGTTGGCAAAGCATATAGAAAAGTATGGGCTTGATATAGAAACGAATCTAAGCGGAGTGGCGAATGGTGCTACGCAATTCAGCATGCTCCCGGGTAGTATAAAGGTGAGGCTGAGTTCAAAGCTGCTACACGATGTAACGGCTATTAAAACAAGCGTTGCGGCGCAGGAAAAATCAGGGTTTAAGATGCCCGCGGCTGACAAAGAAGCCCTGCATTACACCGCAAGTCACGAGCTCGGGCATGTTCTTGAGATAGTCGCTTTGTATGAACGAACGCAAGGTTTACCGACGTGGGCAGTTGGCGACGAGTTTAAACGGCAAGCAAAGCTTATTCGAAAAGAAGTCATAGCATGCGCTAAGGAAATCGATAAAAAGGTGAATTTCAGAAATTACACAAAGTACTTGTCTGAGTATGGTCGTAAAGATGAGTTTGAATTTTTTGCAGAATGCCACGCAAACATGAGATGCGGCAAAACTAATGTTTTGGGGCGAGCTTTGAAAAAATGGTTAGAGAGGTGGAATGAAGATGGATAAAATGTGCACGCTGTCGGATTTGGCTGATAGACCTTATTTTCTTACGAATAAAAAATGGTACTATGAAGACGAAGAAGGAAATCTACAGCTTACACCCGAAGCGCCGCCCAGAGCGGTAAAAAGCTATGATGATTTTTTTAAAAAGCCAGAGTTCGACAAAAACGGTATCATGACACTGCCGTAGTTACGCGTAAAAATATTTAATTTTTTGCTGTTTAAAAAGCACTCGTTATGAGTGCTTTTATATTGCCTTTTCGCGGGACAGGGGCCCGTCCGTAGGCGTTAAAGAACGGTCTTTTTTATCGGGACAGGAGCCCTTTATTTCACAGTACACAGGAGGTACTTATTATGACATTGGCAGAATTGTATGAGGCGTTAGGTAAATTAGAGAATGGATCCGAGTTGATTTCCGTAATAAAAGCGGAGATTTCCCGCTTGAACGGTGAATCCGCAAAGTTCCGCACTTCTAAAAATGAAGCTGACGCAAAAATCGCCGAACTCACCGCGAAAGTGGAGGAACTCACGGCAAAAGGTACAGGAGACCAGACGGCCGCCGAGAAAATGCAGAAACAGTTGGACGAGCTGAACAAGAAGTACGAAGCCGCTGAAAACGCCCGCAAAGAAGAGCAAGCTAAGCGGGTACAGGCTGATATCATGCAGCAGACCGTGGCAGCTCTGACGAAAGGCAACGCAGCTAACCCTTCTGAAATTGCAAAAATCTTGGTTAGCTCTATCAAAACGGATGAGGACGGTACTTATAAATTCACAAATGCCAAAAATGAACAGGTCTCTATCGAAGACGGTGCCGCAGGTTGGCTAAAAGATAATGCGTGGGCGGTAAAAGACACGCAGAATCCCGGAAGCGGCGGAGGTAACGGCGGAAACGGGAGACAATCACAGCCGCAAGCAGGGCTGCATGCAGCGGTTGCGGCAGCATTAAGTAAGTAATTTTTTTAAAGAAAAGAGAGGTAAAAACATATGCCGGTAACATTAGCACAGGCTAAACTCAATGTACAGGATGATCTTCAGGCAATGACCATTGACGAGTACGCAAAATCAAATTTTATCTGGGAACATATTATTTTCGACGATGTAGTATCCCCCGTGGGCGGCGGAGCTACACTGACTTACGCTTATAACCGCGTGAAAACACAGCCGAAAGCCGACTTCCGCGCCGTTAACGAAGAATACACCGCACAAGAAGCAGAGAAAGAACAGAAATCCGTCAATCTGGCGATTTTCGGCGGTTCTTTCAAAGTTGACCGTGTCATTGCGAATATGGGCGGCATTGCAAATGAGGTAACTTTCCAGATGCAGCAGAAAATCAAAGCTGCGTCCGCACTTTGGAACGATACCGTTATCAACGGCGATACCGGAACGAACAACAAAGCATTTGACGGGCTTGAAAAAGCACTGACCGGGTCTTCTACGGAATACAAACCCGCAGCGACAATTGACTTGTCTTCCGGGTCTGCTATTGACAGCAACTATAAGACATTCCTCGATGCGCTCGATGAATGCTTAGGATTAATGGATGGCGAGCCGTCCGCGCTTCTCATGAATGCGGCGCTCTTCACAAAATTCAAGGCTGTTGTCCGCCGCGCGGTAGCTTACACTGAAACGAAGGACGATTTCGGGCGTCCTGTTCTTACTTATAACGGCATTCCGATTGTCAATCTTGGCGCGAAGTCCGGGTCTAATGATCCAGTTGTGCCGATTGACACAGCTAAGAGTACAACGTCTCTCTACGCAGTACGCTTCGGTATTGACGGATTCCATGCTGTTTCTATGGCGGGTGTAGCACCTGTTCAGACATGGTTGCCTGACTTCAAGACATCCGGAGCCGTAAAGTCAGGCGAGGTGGAAATGGTGGCCGCGGTTGCATTGAAAGCAACGAAAGCGGCTGCGGTTCTTAGAAACATCAAGGTTAAATAAGGGGGTACAAAATGGCACAGATTATAGCACCGAATAAAAATTATAACGGTGAAAGTGCTTCTGTGACATTCATTAAAGGCGTCGGAGAAACTTCTGACGCCTATTTAATTGAATGGTTTAGAACGCACGGGTATACCGTTACTGAAGATGAGGACGCAGAAGTACCGCCGGAAGTACCGCAGGTAGCTCCTGAAGAGGATCCTGTAGCCGACGTCGAAACCGAGGAACAGGCCGAGGAAACACAGGAGAAGCCGAAAAGGACGCGTTCTTCAAGAGTAAAAGCTGCTGACGTAGAATGAATACCGCGGATATCTTCAAGAGGCGGCTAAGGCAGGCGGTTAAAGAAAGCACTTTAACCGTGGCAGAGTACGCACAGGATAATCACAGGTTTAAATCAAGAACTGGCGCATTAGAGCAGTCTGTAATGACTGATTATAGGGCCGGTGGATTGACTGGTGTTATCACGCTGGATTTAAATCGTGCAAATTACGGGTATTTTGTGCACCACGGATTCCCTGCGCATACCATTCGCGCTAAAAATAAAAAGGCTCTTCGGTGGGCATCGGGTGGCAGATTTGCTTTTGCTAAGAGCGTTCGTCACCCGGGGTTCGTTGGAGATCCTTTTGTTTTTAACGCTTTGGATGCATGCAACAGTGAGATTGATTCTATTTTTGACCGTTATGCGGAATTAGCTAAATCGGAGGTGGAAAATGCTCTTAACAGTCGATGATCTAATAACAAAAGACGAACTGCTGGGGCCGGTTCTAACCGAAGAAACACTGGCCGATGCACATGACTATTTATATTATTTGGCGTCACAAGTAGGCGTCGAGAAATCAAAAGTGCAGGCTACAGTATTAGTTAAACGGTTTATTACTGCTTACGCTTTCCATGCGACGGCGGTTAATAAATCGTTCGGCTTGCCCGGCAGTATGTATAGCGATGGTAAGGATATCGATGCTTACGCGAAAAAGGTACAGATATATTCCGATGAAGTGAAAATGCTGGAGAACCGGCTGCAGACTGCGGAGGCCTTTACCGGTGCTTCGCAGTCTTCCGGTTTCCGGGCAATTAAGATTTTCCGGGGGTAAGTATGGCTTGGCTTGAAATCTTGAAATACCTGCAGGCTGAACTGAAAAAACAGAAAGCGGTGCAGGAAGTAAAACTGGGCGCATACGATCCGCGGACGGTTAAAAATACTGATGGAATTATATTGCTTATGCGCGGAAATGAACAGCCGGATAATGATTCAGATATGGTCGATTATGAAACTATAACACTGTATCTCGAATGTTGGATTCGCTATGACGGCACGGAACTATATGTCGGCTATGAAAAACTGGCCGCGCTGGAAAGCAAAGTGGATGCCGTTCTGCAGAAAATCCGTGCCGTGTCGGGCAAAGTGACAAGCAATATTCAGTTAATGGATATTCGGGTTAGCCGGAAGACGGGCGATCCGGGTGGATTGCGGCCGCTGTACGGCGTGCAATATGAGATAACAGTTACTGTATATGAAAGCGAGGATTGAATATGGCAGTACAAGCGAGAGGCTATAAAGCATCTACTACGATAGATTTTGAAAGCGCTTATAACAAGGCACCAGTAACGAAAAAAGGAATACTGCTGCCGATTAACAAAAATGAAATGGAGAAAAAGCAGACGCTTATCTCTTCCGATACGATTACCGGGAGCCGTAATAACACGATTTCCAGTTTAGGCCGCGTAAGCGTTGACGGCAACGTGACTATCCCTGCGGATTTTCGCGCCATCGGCTACTGGCTGAAAGCGTTACTTGGCGCGCCTACGAGCGTAAAAGGCACGGGCGTCAACACACACACGTATAAAGTGGGTGATACGCAGCCGTCTTTTATTCTTGAAAAGGCGTTTCCCGATTCAGGCAAGTACTTTCTGTACCGCGGCTGCAAAGTGAATACGCTGAAATGGGGCTTCGGTGAGGATAGTGAAATGACTGTTGAGCTGGCTATTATGGGCGCTCTGCGTGAAATTGCGTCCGCTACATATGACGCGTCGGCTACATCAGTAGCGAAGCTCCCCATTTCGCAGAATCACACCTATGTCAAGATTGGCGGAACAGAGAGCGAAATTGTCAAAACGGGCGATTTTACTCTGGACGCAGGGCTTGACGGTGATCAGTATGTTGTAGGCAAGGGTGGCATTCGCGGAGATATTCCGGAGGGGCTGTTTAAAGCAAGTGGAAATATTGAGGCATTGTTTATGGATACTTCTATGATGACGCTTGCTGATACCGGCGCGAAAACGTCACTTGAAATCGGCTTTAAAATGTCGGAGAATTGCAGCCTGGCATTTACTTTCCCGGAAGTGCAGATTGAGCCGCACGACGCACCGATCGATGGACCCGCGGGGGTTTCCGTGAAATTTACCTGGAATGCATTTTACGAAAGCAACGCACAGAAAAGTACTGTGCAGGTTGTATTGAAGAATGATAAGGAGTCTTACTGATGGTCGAAATAAAGACAATGACGAGAAAACAAGTCAAAGATCTGCGTAAAGCGGGTCTTGATTTAGTTTTGCTCGGTGAGGCAGATAAAACAAAGACGATCAAAGCTCTTGAATGGGTTTTTGATCATGTTTATCCGGAACTTGCAGATGATGAAGAACTCTCTTATCGCGAAATGATCCGGATTGCTACAAAAACTTTTGAAAAAACATACGGAACGGATGCAGAAGTAAAAAACTAACGGATGCCTACCGCTGGGAATGGTCACCACATCGGGAATACTGTGAAAATTGTCAAAAGCTGCACAGAAAACTGAATAAGAAGCCTCCTTGTGCCGATTGCGAGCATAGGAGGCCTTTTTTGTCAGAAGAAAACACTGAAACGTGGGAGCTTTGGAGCTACTGTGCGGGGCAAGTTCGTACCAGCGGGTTAGGCGACATTATCGGGATTGATTATAACGCATTATTTCAGGTTGCAATTGTACTCGGGATTGAAGTAACTCCGGGGATTTTGAAAAAGATAAATGCGATGGAAATGATCATGCGGGAAGAGGTGAGGAAAATTGGCAAGCAGCACTAAAACGATTGAAGCGCGAATTGAAGCAAAGGATAATGCTTCGGGGTCTATCAGCAAAGTTAAGGCGGAACTGAATAAGCTCAGGGACAAAAATATCAATGTAAATGTGGATACATCGGGCGCGGAATCTAAGATCTCGAGCATAGCGCAAAAAATCAATTCTATAGGAAAAGGAACGTCCGGGGGGCTTACCGGGATTCTATCAAAAGCGGGTCCCGCAGGATTGGCGATTGCGGGAGTAACTGCGGCAGTTGCAGGGTTAGGCGCAGCTCTCGGTGCCGCAGGTGATAAATTTATAGGCTACAACGCTAAGATGGAGCAGACCAATATCGCATTTACTTCTATGCTCGGTTCTGCACAGGACGCAAAAATTATGATGGATCAGCTGCGTAAATTTGCGGCCGATACCCCCTTTGAATTTAAGGATATTGCTCCTGCAGCGCAGCAGTTAAAAGCGTTCGGGTTTGAGGCAAAGGATATTATTCCCACTTTAACTGCAGTCGGAAATGCGGCGGCGGGGCTCGGCAGAGGTACCGAAGGTCTGAAGCAGATTGCCTTCGTAATGGGACAGATCAAAACAACCGGAAAATTGATGGGACAGGACGTTATGCAATTGTCCCAGCTGGGGATTCCGGTCAAAGATATTTTAGCTAAAAACTTGGGACTTGCTGCAGATCAATTGTCCGATATCGGGAATCAAGGTATAAGTGCCGACGCGGCTATAAAAGCGCTCACGGAAGGCATGAATGAACGGTTTCCGAACATGATGGACAAGATGTCCAATTCTTTCTCCGGTATGCTGAGCACCATTAATGACAACGCAAGCCAAATACTTGGTAAAATCGGAGAACCGCTTTTTAACAGCATGAAAAATGCGATCGGCAAAGTCCGCGATGTGTTTGATACAGCTCTTAAAAATGTAAATACTAAAGGGCTGTCGCATATTTTTGATGACTTGGTTCCTAAAGGGCTCGCGAATCATATTAGCCACCTTTTCAACTCAATTGGGCAGGGCATCTCTGCGGTTATGCCGGTCATTGATAATCTGTCATCAGCTCTTGGCGACTTGTTTAAACCGCTTTTAGAGGGAGACGGTAGACTGTTTTTGGATATGCTGGACACTGTCGCAACAGTGACGGTTAATGTATGGCGCGTGGTAAGCGGTGTTATCGCGGACATTGCGGCCGTTATTGGTTCGGTAGAATCATATATCGTAAGCGTACTGAACGGTATAAGTGGTGCATTTGACACTTTGTATAACGGACTGCTTAGCGGAATCGTGCAGATGGCCAACCAATTTTTGGCGACTGTGGGCGACTGGCTGTCACAAGCATATAACGCTATTGTCGATTTCGTGAATGCCTGCTTGGATAAACTCGGGGTCGTCGGTACAGCCATCCGAAAAATCGCAAGTATGGTCGGCGCAGAAATTGAATCCGCAAAAGACGCAGTTACAAACTCTAAAACGTTTCAAGCACTGACCCATCTCGTGACGATTGACGGAAATATTACTTCAAAAGTGGAGACGGGGCCTACTGATTTTGTTAATCAAGGTGGTGGCTCTGTGAGTGGTGGCGGAAGCGTCGGGGGTTCAGGAGGCGGTGGCGCTGGTGCTGTAGACAAAGCGCAAAAGAAAATTGAAGAACTGACAAAAAAGATCGCCGATGCCGTTTCGGATTTATCCGATAAAATCCTTGACGAAACAGGAACAGCTTACGAAAAAGGAATCGGCAAACTGAATAGAGAAATAGCCAAAGTAAAAAAAGAAATTGAAGAAGCTGCGGCCGCAGGAGTTAATACGGACGCACTGCAGGCAAAACTCGAAGAATACGGCCGTGTTATAAAAGATAAACTTGTCAAAAAGTGGAAAGAAGCTAATACAGATCTTGTCAATGATACAAACCTCGCCCTGGCTAAAATGACTAAAAGCATTTCGGCACAGGCGGAAGCACAGTATCAAATTGATCTGGAAAAGCTAAAACGCGAAAAAGAGAACAAGCTAAAAGAAGTTGCACTGACTCAAGATAGCGCTGAAGCTAAACTTGCGGTAGAGCGCTGGTACAATGCGCAGCTTGCACTTATCACGAAGCAGCGGGATGACGAGCTGGCTAAAGAACCAAAAACTTGGAGTGAGGCGTGGGGTAACGCGCTTCAGCAGATGGTCGAGAATTTCGGATCTAAAGGTAAGCAGATGCAGGACGCTATGAATAGTGTCGCATCCTCGATGGCCGACGGTTTTACAGACATGTTTACTGATGTATTGACTCTCGATTTTAAAAATATCGGAAGCTCTTTTAGTAACATGCTGAAAAGCATGCTAAAAGCAATTGCAAGTTTTATGGCAAAACAGGTCGTGACGAGTTTTTTAAGCCGGTTTTTAGGTGGCAGCAGTGGAGTCCCCGGAACTGGGATTTCTCTCGGTGGCAGCTTTAGCCAGAGCTGGGGCGACCGGATGATTGCGTCCGTGGCGCCTAAACTTAGTTTTCGTGCTAACGGCGGTCCGGTGTCTGCCGGGCAGGCATACATCGTCGGAGAACGCAGGCCGGAACTGTTTGTCCCGCGCACGTCCGGTACGATTATCCCAAGCGTCAATGTGGGCCGGCAGGCACCGGAGGTGCAGGTAGTTGTTCAGAATAATACCGGTACGCCGATGCAGGCTAAAAAACAGACAACACAACAGGCAGATGGACGCGTTCTGCAAACGATTATTCTGCAGACAGTGACAGATGCCGTTTACACAAACGAAGGTCACATGCGGGATGTTATAGCAGGCGTCCGCGGAGGTTAATATGCTGAAATTCCCGAATATCAAAAACCCTATCTACCCGCTAAAGCATAAGCGGGTAGACCACACGTATAAAATGGAGCAGGACAATGAAACAATTAATACGCGGCCGAGGTTTACTAAGAAACCACTACATTTTACTCTGCAGTGGTCTGCTTTACCCGCGGCCGATTATTCCATGCTTGATACATTTTTTAACAACCAGACCTATGGCAATGCTCTAAAATTCCAATGGACGTATCCGCCGGAACCGGGGTGTAAATTTGCAGGGCAGACGTTTACCGTTCGATTTTCCGGAGATCTTGAATTTGACCTTGTTAATCCGGGGCTGTTTTCAGGGCAGATAACATTGGAGGAAGCGTAAATGGAATTATCTACAGCTGCAATCATTGAAAAGAATAAGACGGCTTCTAACGGTGCTGATCTTCTTCTGTGTGATATTACGTGTAGAGATGAAAGTCTGCACTTAGTAGCTAACAACGAAAATATTGTGTTTCAAGGCGTCACTTACTACGCTTACGCATTCAGCATCGATAAAATCAAAGTGAGTAGTACAGAGATGCCGTCGGCAAGATTGAATATCAGCAACATCACCGGATCTATGCAGGCCTTGCTTGAAAAATATGATGGTGCGGACGGCGTTACCGTGTCTCTTAAAGCGATTAATACAAATGTCCCCGATGAGATTTTAGACGAAGAAGTATTCGACGTTATTGGCTCATCCGCGGATAAAAAAACAGCAACGCTGAATATCGGTACCAGTTTTTCGTTGCAGAAACGCTTCCCAGCAACTCGCGTATTGAAAGATTTTTGTCCTTTTAAATTCAAAGGTCTCCGCTGTGGATATAAGGGGATCGTGACAACCTGCAACAAAACACTTTCAGATTGCCGCAGATGTGGTAATAATAAGCGTTTTGGCGGGTGTCCGACGGTGCCGCAGGGAGGCCTTTATGTCAGAGATAACTGATTTAATCGGAAAGCCGTTTTCGGAAATGAAATGCTGGGATTTGGTGCAAGAGTATTACCGCCGGAACGGAAAAAGTTTACCGGATTACCGTGAACTGCTTACTGTTGATGGAGCTCTTGATGGGAATAATCCGTATCAAGAACTCGAAGAGCCAGAAATCGGCTGCATCTGCATATATTCAATTAAGGGCCACGGCATTGACCATGCCGGAGTATATCTTGGTGACAATCAACTTCTGCACGCCACGGAAGGCGGCGTGTGCATTGAGCGTTTTTCTAAATTTTTGCCGCGGCTGAGAGGAATGTATAAATGATTCACGTAATTATAGTTAATAATCCGTTTGACAGGCGGCAAAGAAAAGATTATTACGAGTCGTGCAGTGGGAAAACGGTTAAAGAATATCATTCCGAAGAGGGAGAGAAAGTATACGCAATTAACGGTATCCCCTGCAGCGTAGACTATATTCCCGCAGATGGAGAAGAGCTCGTTGTCATGCCGAAAATTGAAGGTAAGGCTTTAGGATGGATTTTATCCATCGGAATTACTGTTCTGTCAGCTGGAATCGGCGCAGGAATTATCGGTGGAATGACGAGTATGTGGGCGCGCATGGGGTTATCTCTTGCAATCGGTATGGTGGGGAATGCACTGGTTAATAAGCTGACGCCGACCCCGAAAGCGGATTTGAGTAATACCGAACAGTCAAATACTTACGGCTGGGGTGCTCCGACGACATTAACTGGGCAGGGATACCCCCTGCCTATTGTTTATGGCACTGTTAAAACTTCAGGGATTATGCTTGCCCGGCACGTTGTATCCGAAGGTGAAAAGCAGTATCTGAATATACTCTATTGTGTAGCCGAAGGACCGATTGATGAAATATCTAACATCGAACTCAATGGAAATCCGATAAGCAATTATGCCGATGTGCAGGTAGATATCCGTTTAGGCGCGAATACACAAAAAATTATTCCTAATTTTAATGACTCTTATGCCGATACGGGGCTTGCTTATGAGCTCAACGATGATAGCAGCTGGCACACGCATAAATTAGACGGAAATACAGCACAGGGGCTTGAATTAACATTTTCATTCCCCGCCGGTCTGTACTATTCAAATGATAGCGGTGGTACTTCAGAGACATGGATTGACCTGGAAGCACAATATCGAAAAGTGGGTGATGCCGACTGGAAGAATATTGACGTAGGTCGGATTAAGAAAAACACTAATAAAGCTTTTTATCTTGTCTATGCTGCCCGAGATCTGGAACCTGCACGATACGAAGTGCGCGCAAGATGCACAAAAAAAGCAGGCACATCTATTCGGTACGCGAATAAAGTACAATGGCAAGGCGTCACTCAAGTTATTTATGATGACTTCGAATACCCGGGCAAAGCACTTATCGGAATAACGGCATTGGCTACCGACCAGCTGTCTGGGAATGATCCATCTATGACGTGCCTCGTCACGCGTAAAAATGTCAACGTCTGGAATCCGGCAACAAAGCATTACGAAGAACGGCCGGCAGACAATCCGGCATGGGCTACTTATGATATCCTGCACCACTGCCTGAAGATTGATACTGCAGAAGGCGGCTTTGAGTATGAAGCCGACGGCGTTCGGAAAGAAAACATAGACTATTATGCTTTCAAAGCGTGGGCGGCAGCATGCGCTAACGCCGGGATGGCGTTTAATTATTTATATGACAGCGCCATGTCCGTGTGGGACGCAAAAGACTACCCGTGCCGCGTTGGCCGCGGAGCTATTCTGCTGACGGGCACTAAGTTCTCTTGCGTCTATGACTACGCGGGAACACCTGTACAACTGTTTACTGTCGCCAACATGAAAAAGGACTCTTTTAAAGAAGAATTTCAGACTCGGGATCAGCGGGCAAACGCAGTTGAAATATCTTTCATGAATAAAGACAAGAACTACGAACGCGACGTGCTGACCGTCTACGGTGATGATTACGATACTGCAGAAAGAAATGTACAGCCCGTACAGATTGAGCTAATGGGGTGCACATCGCTAAAACAAGCTTATGCATTCGGGCGATATAAACTCCGGTCAAATAAATACGAGATCCGAACAGTCTCTTTTGACGCATTCGCCGATGCGATTGCTTGCACAATCGGCGATGTTATCCTTGTACAGACTGATAATACGACGTGGGGCACTGGTGGTCGGATTGTTGGCGTTAATGGAAAAGAATTAACTCTGGATCAGCCTATCGATATTGATTACAGCTCAATTTTTGTCCGTGACCAGGATACCGATAAAATCTATGAATCTGCAATCACGTCAATAGACGGAAGCAAAGTAACAGTTTCAGACGCTACCGGTTTTTCTGCAGATGCAGTTTATGCCGCGGGCAAAACTGGGAAAATAGCTAAAATGTTTAAAGTTTTAGCTATTGAAAAGGGAATGGACGACGCTACCCGAACTATTACCGGAATTGAATATTATCCGGAATTGTACAGTCCTGACACAAGTAAAGTGCCGGAAATAACGGCATACGATAATATCGTTAACGGCCCGACAGATCTTACCGTTACCTGTACTGTTAGAACAGGCTACGGAGCCAACACAGACTGCTCTGTGCATTGCACTTGGATTAATCCTAAAACAGCTAACACGGTATATCTTGAGACAAAAGAAGACGGAGCAGGTATATGGGTACACCGCGGAAGGTTTGAAAACAGCGAAAATTCTTATACTTTTGAAGCGGACGGAACAAAGAAATACACTGTCCGCGTATACGCCGAAAACGAGCTTGGCAAGCGATCCAGCTACTCTACAGCCAGAATTGATTTATCCACTTGGCTGCACCCTGCGGAAACGCCAAAAAACGTCAAAGCATATACGCGATATAGAACGTTGCCCAACGGATCTCACAGATACGACATTCTCGTATCGTGGGAATCTACGGATTTAGTCGGGCGTGTCTGGTATAAAACAAACCACGTGCAAGGCGAGGCAATCGTCATAGAAGACGGGCTAAGTGCCGATGAACTCGGATTTGCTGGGGCGTGGGTGTACGCAGGGCAGGGGAAAGGACAGCTGATTATTCCACAGGCTCTACCCGGCGACACCTACAGAATAGCAATTACCACAGCCGATGGACGGGGTGTATTTAATCTCCCGGATGATGCGCCGAAAATCGACAAATTGGTTGCGCTGAAATCCACAATTCCGAATACTCCAGATAACTTCAAAATGGTTATTGGAAGCGTAGCACATTTATCGTGGAATCCCGTAACAAATGCCGACGTACAGTTCTATGAACTTAGGACAAACAGCAACGCAGGCGGCGATTCCGACGCCTTGTTGGCGAGAACAGACGGTTTATCTTTTGATGTTACACTTGCGAAGCGCCGAGGAACATTATATCTGTTCGCCTGCAATACGGAAGGGAAATATTCTGCGCCCGCAACAATATCGTATAACAAGCCCGCACCTTTAGCTCCACCTAAACCTGATTTAATATCGGCAATCGGCGGATTTTCCGTTGTTGCTAATCCTATCCCTGCAGACTGTGCGGGGATGGCAGTATATATAGATCCCGCCGGTAAGAACATCACGCGGGTAACAACGACGAATAGTGTTTACTCGTATTCTTGCCCTGAAAACGTCTATGAAGTGTCTGTCGCTTATTATGACATGTTCGGTGAAGGTGCAAGGTCACCATCAAATACGGTCACAGTAAAACTTGTTATCGATGAATCAATGCTGAAAGACGGGGCAATCGGTCTCGAAAAAGTTGACGAATCAATCAAAAAAGCGCTGGAAGCGGGGAAAGCCAGTCAGGAATCCGTTAATCAGATAGTGTCCAATTTGAACAAAAAAGACGGCTATAAGACGTATAGCGCCTTAACGCAGTTGAACAACGCTATTGAACTTCGGGTAAAAGATAATGAGATCATCAATCGCATTAATTTAACACCGAAAGGAACCACGATTGACGGCGGTTATCTGCACATCACCGGCAAAACGACTATTGATAATAATGTCATAGTGAACGGCATGCTCGCTGCAAATGCCGTAACATCAGACAAGATAGCAGCGGGCGCAGTGACAGCAAATAAGATTAGTGTTAATAATCTTGAGGCAGTATCAGCTAACGTTGGTAATCTTACCGGCGGAACTATATCAGGGACGACATTAATCGGTTCAACAATACGAAATGCGTCGAATACCTTTTCTGTTGATCCGGATGGGAACATAGTCGGAGCAACGCTTAAAGCGGGTACCATAGATGGTAATTCAGTAAGAATTAACGGCTACAACGTTAGAGCGGTCTCGATCTTAAAAGGTACCGGGAGAGGAGATTTTACGATCCCTCTTCCGGAAGGCTATGAAGAAAAGGATTGTGTGTGGACGGCATTTCTAATGAGCAATGCGCGGAGTACTTATTCTTTTTCGATGAATGGAAGAAAAGTGCATTCCTGTGAAATATCAGGGGATTATCCTGACCCGCTGTGTGGTTACATGGTTATTGGCATTAAATAAAGGAGGCATAAATTGTGGTACGGATTTGATAGCGAAGGCGCTTGCCTGTTCTCTTCTGACGGCGCAGTACGACAGGAGCCGGGCATATCGGTTGTGAAGTCCGATGTAGTATACCAGGATATTTCCCGGCTTGTACTTATTAACGGAGAAATTGTGGAAATGGAGGAAACGGCGAATGAAGCTAACAGTATTTCAACACGGTGAAATTAGAGATGAGAACGATAAAATCATTAAAGAAGGGACTTACGGCAAGCATACCGTGTTCACTTCTTCCGATAATCGAGGGATTTTAGACTATATCATCAATAACTTTGAAGTGCTGTATCAAGCGGTACAGGGTAATCTATCCGGCATTGTCGATGTAAACGCCATTCTTAATACCGTCAAGGAGTACATCAATAAGCAGAAATACGTACAGTCTGTAGACGGAAAGGGCTTATCTACAAACGACTACACGGCGGAAGAGAAAGCCAAGCTGGCGAGTCTTGAGAATTACTCTCTGACGGCAGATAAAATAAAAACAGCTTTAGGGTATATGCCCGTAAATGAAACTGCACTAAATGATAAAGTGTCTACTGTCGTATTAGCGAACGCAATAACATCGGTGACGAATAACTTTAATCAGGCACTTACAGGATATGCACGAAAATCAGAACTAAACGCCAAGCAAGATGAATTGGTTTTTGATAGTGCACCAACGGAGAACAGCGAGAAAATGCTGACGTCCGGTGCTATATATGCGGCGATACAAAAAGCCGTACAATCTATTTCCGATGTGGATAACACATCATTTTAAAAAAAGGAGCAGAGGTATGACAATCACAAGGCAAGAAATCATTGACGCACTCATCAACGGGAGCGCCGAAATCGGGAAAGAAGAGTATGTAGATTTAGACGAAAGGAGTTTTTAATCATGACAAAAGGAAGAATATCTGTCGAAAGTGTAGCCGCTATTGCGAATGCAATTAGAGAAAAATTAGGTACAACCGCAACATATAAACCTGCTGAAATGGCACCTGCCATTCTGTCTATTCCGACAGGTGGAACAGGGGAAGAAATCCCGAAAATCTATGTAGCGAAAAAGCTTGAACATCAGAGTATTGTTATTACGCCGAGTGCTTTAACAACACCGGCGGAAATCGGTGATAAAAAGGTATATTCAGCTTCCGTATCTTCAATCGATATTAAAGTGGTACCCGCAGTAGGCTATGAAGCCGGGAACATCGTCGTCAACGGAAATGTTATGAGTAAAGAGGTTAATAATTACGTAATCGCTGGGGGAGAACAGATTACCGCAACAGCAGCTACAAAAATAGGGGATTCACCAACGCTTGATATCCACGGCACGCTGATATTTACTGAAAATGGCGAAGATACATTGATCGCAACAAGCGATAAAATCAATACTACAAGTGCCGGATATCGTGTTAATAATGTTTACGCACAGCGTATTGAGGATTACTTGATAGTCGAAATCAATATACCGGGAATCGAAGAATTTTATCGTAAGCCGGGAATCTACACAACTTCTATCATTAATGTAAAAATCGGCGATGTATTATTCGATATGACACGCGAAGGTCCGAATAGTCTTTCAGGCGGAAGTGCGAAGGTGGATTTTGTGAAGTTAAAAGAGAACATCGGGAAACCGCTTAATTTCTCAATTAAATACGAATAATATTTACGTTACCGTGGGAGCCGTTCAGGCTCCTGCGGTATTAATTTTATTAAGAGGTATATAAATAATGAGTATGGGGGATATGAGCCCGGAAGCGCTGGAACGAATCGTCAGAATTGAGACAAAGCTGGATATGCTTGTGGAAATGATTCCGAAAATGCAGGAGCTGCAATTGGCGCACGAAAGAGCAGCACAGAGCGCTAAATCCGCGCATCATCGAATAGACAATATTTACAAGGTGGCGGGACTTATATCGACCATCGTATCTGTTGTCATCGCGCTGATTGGGAAGGTGCTGTGATATGTTTAAAAAAATATGGAACGCAGCAATACAGTACGCGCCAAAGATAAAAGGTCGAGTACGAACCTCGATGCAGATCGTCTACGTATACGGCGCCGGGCTTATCATTCTGTTTCTGATGGTAATTGCGGCATGGATACACGATTTTTATCGAACGGGAGTAGCAAATACAACGCTGCTTATCAATTTTTTCAAAGAGTTTACGGCACCGGCGGTGGTCGGTGCTTTTACTTTTGTGAGTGTATTCTGTGTAGACAAGAATCATGACGGAAGACCGGACGCCGCAGAAAAAGAAATAAAAAAAGAAACAAGAAAGGAAGTGCGTAGAGATGACGATAGAGGAATTTCGGCAGGAACTCAAAAATAAACGGGATTATTTTTATCAATTCCCGTGGCCGGCAACAACTTACGGACACTGGACGGCAGGGAGATATTTTACAACGTTTAACGACTATCATTTTAACGTTGACGGAGATGGAGAAATCATCTACACAAGACCGTTAGACGAGGTACCACGGGCAACATATCACAGGAACACAGGAAGCATTGCAATTGCTCTGTGCTGCTGCTATAACGCCCGTCCAGATGACTTAGGAGAATACCCGCCTACGGAGGCACAAATTGAAACGCTGGCGAAGATGTTTGCTGTTATTGCCGAGGTTTTTGACAATCCGATTGACCGTGAGCATTTTATGGCGCATGGTGAGGCCGCCAATGACGACGGCTATGGACTGTACAGCGGGGATCCGGACTGCCGCTGGGATTTAGAGCAGCTGTGCGATCAGGACGAGATCGGGACCGGCGGGGACATCATCCGCGGAAAAGCGCAATGGTATTTAGAGAACGGAGTGTAAAATGTATGAGAAGAAAAAGATTATCGCTGTTGCTTGCGCTGTCTTTGCTGTCTGCACCGTGCTTGTCTATCTCATATGCACAGGCACCACGGGCAGTCGAAACGGTAACGATGCAAAGGACGCAGTACGAGAAACTCAAGAGTATAGCACAAAATCAGCAGATGCGGTTAGATCAGCTCGAAATGAAATTAAACGATCTGGAGAACAACTCGACCGAAGCATCTCAAGAGTTGACCGAGCTTCAGAATCAGCTGACAGAGTGCAGAAAAGAATTGATGAGAACTCAAGAACAATTGCAGAGTGCCGAGATATCATTGCAGACAGCAGAAGAGAACTTGATGAAATTGAATCTATCTTTAGACAGATTGACGAAGAAAATCGATGATTTAACGCATGATCTGAAGCTTGCGAAACGGCAACGAAATCTCTGGTCGTACATCGCGGGAGCCGTAGCGACAGGCTGGTTGATAGACAAATTAAGTAACTAACGGGGCGGGAAACCGCCCTCTTTTTTTATTGCACGGTATAAAGATAATTTATAATAAAATATCTTGAAAATGTATTGACGAATCAACTTGATTATAATATACTATAATCAAGAAAGGACAAGAGTTAAAAACAAGGAGGAAAACAAAATGATTAGAAACATCGGAATCGAAGAAGGCGGAAGAATTTTAACAGATGGAAACCGGACAATAAAATTTGAAAGAGTAGACCGCGGATATGAAATGTACGAGCTAAGCGGGAACAGATATACCCGCTGCGGAATTGCGAACGCAGACGAAGAAACATCAGATGCGGATTTGTGGGCAATCGCCACAGATGAATTATATTAAAAGGAGGAGTAAAAAATGAGACAAGTTTTGTATAGATCTTATGTTAAATATGTTTCACGCGGCGATTCTTACGAAGAAACAAGAGGGAGTAATATACATTTTACATTCTTCGTACCTGCCGACGGTGATTTCGACTGTATAGTAGTCGAAATTCCGGACAACATGAAAGTGTTACCGCCATGGGAACAATCAAGAAAAAACCCATATGACGGGAGACGGATTCGATTTTGGGAAAGAAAGATGGCCGATATTTTGGTCGACGGTAAAAGATGTCGATTAATCGTTAACACGGGAAGAAAAGATAGATACTACTGTGGTGACATTGAAGATGTCAATGATATCCAAGAAGAATCTTATCTTCCGAAAATTAATACGTATGACGACGTAGAACTGAAAATTCTCAACATACAGTATACAACCGTAAAAGAAAACGCCGAAAAATTCGGCTGTGAGTACATAGAAAACGGGAAAAAACTGATCAGGGATCTGTTAAAAAAAGTATCTCGTGAAATAGAAATTCACGATGAAATAAAGATGCTTGAAAAAGACAGAGAGCTCCGAAATGTGACAACAATAGAAGAGCTCAAAGAAGAAATTACAATAGAATCGAACAACTACGGGAAAATAACTGGAAAACCCGGACAGTATGTAATAACCGTAGCGGACAGGAAGTATTTGATAAAAGGTATGTGGGACCCAATGGACGTTGACGACCGTGATAGCGGGTATGAATACTTCAATGTTTATCCGTTCGATCCAGATGAACTTTGTAGAAAAATTCCAGCCATTGGACTTCCGGAAAACGCACCGGAAGAAATAACTGATATGATTAAAGAAGCCGTCGCTTATAGAAACGAATTAATACGGAATTGTGGAGAGGAGGACTGGGGTTAATGGCAGAAGACAAAAAATTCAGCGTGAACTGGGGTGGGCGCCGTAAAGGGTCCGGCGCTAAAAGAACACTGCCGCCGGGCGCCAGAACACGGTCTGTCAGGATGACCGACGAAGAATGTGAAAAGGTGAAAGACTTTTTGAAAAAAATGAGAGAAAAAAATGAAAACGGTAGATAAAATAAAAAAGAGCGATAATGATATCGCTCTTTTTAATCTTGTGACTCACATTGCTTTTCGGATAAGCGGAATTTTAAACTGTAAGATAAGTGGTAATCTACGTGATTTCTCTTGGGTCACCAACAACGCCACTTTTATTTTGTCGGGATAAACAGTTATGTT